GATCAGAATATCATAATCATCAAGGGGATCGCCAGAGAAGACGACACCTTCATTTTCATAATAACGACGGACCTTTTTGAGAAGTTTCGGATTCTTCACATCCAGGAAGAAGTCACCATTCACAGCACCACGGAGAGTGCTGATGTCTTTCTTGAACTTACTAGTCAGTGTCATTGTTTTGCTTGTTGACCTTAGTATTATAAGGGTTTGACGGATTTCCGTCAAGTGGGGGATGTGGGGATCGAACCCACCTCAGCCGAATTATGAGTTTGCTGCATTCACCAGATTGCTAAACCTGCAAATAGGACTGCTGAGAATTGAACCCAGTTGACCCCGTTATAAGCAGAGCGCATTAACCAATATGCGACAGTCCCTCAAGATGCTTCATTGTGTTCTCTATACATGCGTATGAGTTCATCATCAGCAGGGACCATCACTGCCTTATTTCCATCCTCATTTATTATTCCTATTGTCTCTCCCTTCTCAACTCTTTCTATTAGTGTATCCCAGTGTTCCTGCCAGTACTCCACAGAGAAAAATTCCATCAGTTGAATGTATGTATATGAATACTATACCCCATACAGTGAGACTAGTCAAGGAGTATCAGTCCAAGATGTAGGATTTGAACCTACGACTTCTGCTTCCCAAAAGCAGCGCTCTACCAAACTGAGCTAATCCTGGTGGAGGAGAGAAGGAGATTCGAACTCCTGGAGGCTACTAACCTCTCTGCTTTTCAAGAGCAGTGCAATAAACCACTCTGCCATCTCTCCATTATTTTATTTCAAAGTCCAACTTACGAACTTTTCTTTTTCTTCTCTCCTCCTGATACATCAGGTCTTGATTAGATAGAACCTTTTTAGATTCTTTTGTTGAGTTTACCATTACAACTTTATTCAAGTCTTTGGCACTTATTTTGCTATCCACAATACTCATTTGATTGGGACAACCACAGAACTGAACTTTGCTAGTGCTTGTAAGTTCTGTTCTGCATTCTTTGCATCTTATAGTAATCATTGGTCATGCTATATATGTGACATGCATGTTATATATGGGAGATATAAGATTATAACATACAAAACCTTGTTTCTGAGACAAGTATGTATTCAAGTTCTATGAATAGAACTTAATTCCAGAACTAGGATTCGAACCTAGACAAACACAGTCAAAGTGTGTTGACCTGCCATTTAGTCGATTCTGGATGGAGTTTCAGGTTGGATTTGCACCAACGATGAGAATTTTGCAGATTCCTGCCTTACTACTTGGCTACTGAAACGGGGTGTCGTATGGGAATTGAACCCATCTAGTCGGTTCCACAAACCGATGCCTTAACCACTAGGCTAACGACACATGACAGTGGATAGAATTGAACTATCGACATAGAGAATATGAATCTCTTGTTCTACCACTGAACTACACTGCCAGGAACTATAGTTCCAACGGAAGGAGGGAGAGTCGAACTCCCAAGGACTTTAACATCTCGACGCTTTTCAAGAGCGCTACCTTCACCAATCGATTGCCCTTCCTGGCGGAGGATGTTGGATTCGAACCAACGGAAGATTTACACCTTCGACAGTTTAGCAAACTGTTGCTTTCAACCACTCAGCCAACCCTCCAATTCTAGTTTTGATACTCAACTATGCTTAAACTAGAAAAATACATAGTTGAAGTGGAACTAACAAGATTCGAACTTGTGACCACTCGGTTATCAGCCGAGTGCTCTACCACTGAGCTATAGTTCCAAGTCCAGATGGGAGGAATGGTATTCCTAACGGGATTTGAACCCGTGCTTTCACCTTGAAAGGGTGACGACCTAACCGCTAGTCGATAGGAACTTAATGCTACAACCACCAGTAGAAAACTACAGGAGGCATAGCAACGACCCTATGGGAATTCGAATCCCAGATTCCTACTTGTACTAGACAGGTAGGCGTGATAGGCCACTTCACTATAGGGCCAAGGTGAGAGAGGAGATTCTCTCTCATATGGGTCTGGTGGGACTCGAACCCACGATACGCTGGTTAAAAGCCAGATGCATTGGCCGCTATGCTACAGACCCATTAAAGTTTTTAATTGTCAAGGTTTGTGTGTGGTCTGTCTTGACCACTTCTTAAGAATACCACCATTTCATCTTTAGTGGTGGAATAGTAGACACTTTCAGAAGTGTCACAGGCAACAAAAAAAGGGAGGAAACTTTTAGTTTCTCTCCCCTGTCTTACGATTTTTATGGATTACATGTTACATATGTTTATCCATATTCGCAGACAGAAGAGATTCCTTATAATCCCAGGAAATGGGATCAAGAATACAAGACTGACTATGAGACATTGAATAAGACATTTTTTTCGACCTGTTTGTTTTTATATATAAGAGTTTTGTTTTGAACATCATACCACTAGTGGTTCTGATTGTCAAGTGGGAGATACAAGATTTGAACTTGTGACCAATTGCGTGTAAAGCAACTGCGCTACCGCTGCGCTAATCTCCCATAATCATCTTCAATCCTAACAATGTCATCTTCTGAACATTGTCCCCTTTGAACTTCAATGAATGAAAGTCCATCTATTCCAGCAGTTGCTCTATGAACATCTTTTGGAAAGATATGAAAGAAGTCACCAGGAATACAAGTAATAACTTGATTCTTTGATTGTCCCTTCAATGTAATGATACCAGATCCCTCAACAATTGTCCAGTATTCAAATCTCAAATTATGATATTGTAATGAAAACTGTTGAAGAGGATTTAAGATGATTCTCTTAACTTTGTATGTTGGTTCATCTAGAAGGATTTCATAAGAACCCCATGGTCTTTGCACTAACATATAGAGTTTAGATTTCCCTTATTTAGAGGGAACTCCTCCACCTGGACTCGAACCAGGGACAGGGTGATTAACAGTCACCTGCTCTACCAACTGAGCTATAGAGGAATGATGACCAAGCGGATGAAGAGACTCGAACTCTCAACCAACAGCTTGGAAGGCTGTGACTCTACCATTGAGTTACATCCGCAATAGGGACCATAAAGGTCCCAGGGGTCACACCACACATAGGGAACATAGTTCCCATGGAGAATAGGAGACTTGAACTCCTGACGTCCTGCTTGCAAAGCAGGCGCTCTACCAACTGAGCTAATTCCCCTGGAGCCAAACAACGGACTTGAACCGTTGACCTACGGTTTACAAAACCGTTGCTCTATCCAGCTGAGCTAGTTTGGCTTGGGTTGGGTAGAAGGATTACATTATACCTTCAACAGAGGGGTCTCACTAATGTAAGTTCTTCCTCTGAACTTTCAGGACTCTTGGTAAGAGTTCTCATGCCTCCTGTCTCCAGGTCACATGGCGGCCACCACAGCCTTCCCTACTATACAATGTTGGGTGCTTGACCACACCAACTTTTCTGTCATACCCTATGGAGATGATCAATCTCCAACGACTCAGGTAGGATTCGAACCTACGACCGACTGCTTAGAAGGCAGTTGCTCTATTCCACTGAGCTACTGAGTCAATCAACCCTTTTATTATAGAGGAGAGTCAGACCTCTGTCAAGTTGTTCAGTCTCTGAACTGTCCCATCCCATTACCTGATGTCCAACCTCCTGGACCCTCATGATACTGCTCTGAACCACCACCAAATGTTTCAGGGGGGTTAAGAGCAAGGGTTGTAGCAACATTCTTGGTTGCCATCTCATATATCAATTGATGAATGTTTTCTGGTTCCTTTGAAGTCACTGTGTCCTCTGTCCCCTTGACCTCTTTATTATAGACCATCTCTGCCTCCCTGGCAAGGGTCTTGGACGATTTGACAGCTGGTCCAAACCAAGGATCATCTTCAAGAACATCAGGTGCTGGTACACCCACATATGGTTTCTTGATAGAATTCATGATTTTATTATAAAGCATTTCTACAGTAATCATGCAGGTTGATGTAGTTTGAGTTTATTTAGATATTGATTAGCAAAGTAAGTTCTGTTTCCATGGATTCCCCAACCTAACCATCCATAAGCAGCATTCATATATGTGCCAATAGATTGATTAGGTCTCTTGAAAACAACCTCTGCCCTCTGCCATTGAACTTCTGTGACCATGTATTTTAACTGACCATCAAGAGTACTAGGATCACATTTGTACTTTGTACAAAACTTACCTAAACCATAGTATCTACTTGGTGTAGTCCATTGAATAAGACCATATCCACCATAGTGGCAGTTAGAGTAAGAAACTCTTGCTCCTCCCTCACAGATATTAGCATGGAAACCAGACTCCTGTCTAATATTTCCCATCACAGTTGCAAGGGCATACTTGTCATTAATTCCTCTCTCTTGAAGGAATTCTGTAGTTCTTACTTCTGCTGGTGTACATCCATTACAGACATAATGGGGAGCAGGGGGCATGTCATACATCATAGTCAAAATAGTCTTTCCTAAAATATCTTCCAAGGATGTTGCTATTGTAATAGGCAGGAGTCCCATCAGTCAAGCTTTGAGACAGAACCTCATTCAGAAACAATTGTTTTGTCTCTTCAAAGTTTGTCTTACCCTTGGTATCATGTAAGGATAATATCTCTCTCTTGAAATTATCTTTACCAAACTTTTTTATGTCTTCTTTTAATTCTGGACATGATCCATAATACCGCTTCCAATCACTCTCTTGTTTGACTTTTCGTTTCTTTCCTTTTGGTTTTCTAAAAGACCAAAAATACTTTCTCCCAATGTATTGTCGTTGGTTTGACTTATTGGTAATGAGATACACAAAGCCAAAAAAGTCATGAACATCATCACTA